TAATCAAAGGGCAAGCAAAATGGCAAGAAACAGGACAATTTATTCAAATGAAATTTTGATGGTAGCCCCGTCGGCAACTGGTTCACAAGATCTAAATTATGGAGGCCCTGGAGAAAGTCTGATTAGACAGCTTAAACGCGTCCAAAACGTTAACTACGCATTCTCAATTAACAGAACTGATACTTACCAATTTGGTCAACTATCTAGAATTGATTCCGCTGTTTTGTCTGCACCCGCGGTTTCACTAGATTTTTCTTATTATCTTACTGACGGACAAAATGAAAATTTATTAGGATTTGATAATGCTGAAAATTCAAATTTTTTAGCAGAAGACTTTATAAATGATCAAGATGGTAGAAACTTTTACATTTATACTGCAGACCAAAAAAATGATGCAATTGGAAGTATTGTAAACCTAGAAAGTCAAGACGACTCAGGAAAGAGCGTTACAGCTATAGGAAACTGCTACGTTACAAATTATTCAGTGAACGCAGCAGTAGGCGGGCTCCCAGTTGCGTCCGTATCAGCAGAAGCCTTTAATATCAAAGTTGATGCAGGCAATAAGGGTGGCACAAGCCCAGGAATTAACATAAAAGAAGGTACAAAATCAACAAATCAATATGTTATTCCAAATGAATACATCAGTACTGGTGAAGGCGTAGCCCAACTACTTCCAGGAGATATAGAAGTAGATTTTGGCACTGGTTCACTGCTAAGTTTAGTTGCTGATAGTGACACAAGAAATTCATCACATATTCAAAGTGTTTCAATAGACATTCCACTAGGCAGAACAACACTGCAGAGAGTTGGTAACTCTTTTGGATACTCTAAAGTCCTTAACACTCCAATTACTGCTTCAGTAAGTATATCAGCGATTTTAGCGGATCGACCAAACGAACACCGCTCTTTGTTTGAAGAAGTTTATTCAAATAATAGTAATGACATTAAGATAACAATGCGAAAGCCATCTTCCGCAGGAGCAAAACAAGGAGATAAATCTATCATATATACTTTAAAAAATGCTACATTAGCGAGTGAGTCTTATGGAATGTCTATTGGAGACAATAGAAGCGCTGACTATACTTTTACTGCTCAATTAGGAGATCCTGCAACTGTTGCTGACGGATCATTAGGAGGAGCTTTCACAATGAACTCTTCAGGGATTTACGAACAGTTACAAGTTTTTGAGACAGGAGTGTCAACAGATACATCGAATCATTTTAAAGATAACATTGGTTATGGTCATGCTATTGCTGCCAACAATGATATTTTAGTTATTGGCGCTAGTGGATTTAGAAACTCTAATTTTGAGCTCGGAGCTGCATATATTTACAAAAAAGAAAAAGGATTTTATAAGCAAGTTCAGCTTACTTCTGGACAAAATCACGCTGCAGGCTTAAGCAATGCAAGTTTTTTTACTTTTGATGAAGATGACATGGATGTAAATGTTGGTTTTGATGTAGCAGTTAGTCCACAAAATCTTATTGCTTTGGGAGCAATGAATTCAGACTTTGGCAGCAGTGCTGTTGCAATACTGCACCCAAATGATACACTAACAAACTGGACTGTAAATGATATAGTAACTGGAGCGGCAGATGCACTGGATACTATAAATCTTGGTCGAAGCATAGCTTTTGACAAAGAAGTTAGCGGAACAACACAATGGTTCGCTGCTGGAGCGCCACTTCATAGTCCCAGCGGCGAGTTGGGTATGGTGCAGGTCAGGTACGGAACTAAAGGCGAAGTAAATAGTTTTGCGGGTTATGAGTTACCAAAGTCAAATACTGAACTACCAGGATCTGCCGTTCATGATGTAAATGAAAGATTTGGAACGTCAGTAGCGATACATAATGGGCGGATCGTAGTCGGCGCACCAGGTTACTCTGATCAATCTGGAGTTGCCTATGTTTATGCCGCTGATGGTACAGGCCCACACACAAGCAGCGCTTCATGGGTTGAAGTTGCCCAATTAACAGGGCTTGAGGCTGAAATTGGAGATGCTACTCCTGCTTTTGGTCAATCTGTTGATATATATAGCAACACTATAGTTGTTGGAGCGCCCAGTGGGTTAGTCAATAACCAAGGATGCGCAGTTGTTTTCACAACTGACCAAACCTACAGAGGATGGTCTTTTGCAGCCACCTTATCTGCATCAGATGCAGCCAATGGTGATCTTTTCGGACATGCGGTATCAATGCCAAATAGCAGCACAATTGTTGTCTCCTCACCGAAAGATAATTATGACTCTGTTAATAACGGTGGTTCTGTATATGTTTTTACAGGCGCGGGAATTAATTGGACAGAAACGCAAAAAATAAAATATACTGGTTCAATTAGCCAGGATGAGTTTGGTCGTTTTAATACTAGCTTAGCAACAACACAAAAAGATATCTTTGTCGGGGGGGAGCCACTGGCGGCAGCAACAGAAAAAGTTATTCGCTATAGAATATAACAAGTTTTAGTGTAATATATTATGGTGACAACACCAACATTAAGCATTAAAAATTTAATAAAACAATGGCTAGAAAATCTGCTATCAAGGCGGTGTCTAATGCTGACGTTATTTGCGAAGCTGACGAAAACAACATAATAGACTGCATGTCTTCTTTGAAAAAGAAAAAAATAAAATTAAACCCAGTAAAATTTACTGAAAAACAAAAACAATTTTTGAAATTATCGATTGCCAAAGATACGAAAATGATGTTTGTACGTGGTCCCGCTGGAACAAGCAAAACTTATTTGGCTGTATATACTGCACTTCAACTCTTCAATATTAACAACGATTATGATATTATGTATGTTCGTACTATTGCTGAAAGTGGTGAAAAAGGTTTGGGCTCGCTTCCAGGAGACGTTAATGAAAAGTTTAATCCTTTTATGATGCCATTAAATGATAAGCTCGAAGAAATGATAACTTCACAAGAAAGAAACTTTTTAGAACAAAAGAAAATCATAAATGCTATGCCTATAAATTATTTGCGCGGCTCAAACTGGATTAACAAAATTATTATTGCAGACGAGTCTCAAAATTTTACCGCAAAAGAGTTAACAACTCTAATAACAAGGCTAGGAGAAAATAGTAAATTATTTATTTGCGGTGACCCTATGCAAAGTGACATTAATGGTAAAAGCGGGTTTAAAACTATATCAAATCTTTTTAATGATCAAGAATCTAACGAAAAAGGTATATATTGTTTTGACTTTTATAAGGAGGATATTGTAAGAAGCGAGATACTTAAATTTATTGTTGGTAAGCTTGAAAAACTACAAGAAATTCCTGCTCCAGCTAAAAAAAGAGCCACAAGACAAAATAAAAGTGTAAACACTAAACGTTCAAGTTAGAAATATTTTAAAAAATATATAAAATAAAATATGCCATTTAGATACTGTACACAATGTGGTTTTAAAAACGTTTATACTTTAAACGAGGCAAAATTTTGTGCTGGTTGTGGGCAATCACTGAACCAGGCGACAGCAGGCAACGAACCACAAACCACGAACGCACCTCACCTGCAATCAGCACAAGCTAATTTAGAAGAGCCAGCGGATATTCCAAATATTTCAAAATTAGAATACTCTGTTGATGTTGGTGCAAACAATAAGACCACTATTGGTCAAATTATCAATTCAAAACAATCTTCATCTGAAGGTACGAGGATCTCAAATACTAGTCAAGCTTCAAAAAGAATGACTCGAGAAGAAATTGAAGCAGAAACTATGAGAGAGTGTCAAAGTGCTCGTAACAGACCTTTAGGTGATTAATGCCTTGCAAAAAGAAATATAAGTACGAAGACAAAGTCGAAATTATTGACGCAGAGCTTCAAAAAAGAAAACACAAGTGGCATTTAAATGCACTTGCATGGTTTGATTTCGAAGACGTTGAGCAGATAATAAGATTTCATATTTTTAAAAAGTGGGATCAATGGGATCAGTCAAGAAATCTTGAACCATGGATTAATAAAATTATTTCTAACCAACTTAAAAATATTCTAAGAAATCATTACAGTAACTTTGCGCGACCATGCTTAAACTGTCCATTTAATGAATCAGAAGAAGAAGGCGGAGGCGAAAACAGTTGCTCATTCACGCCAAGCAAAAAACAATGTTCTGAGTGCAAGCTTTATGCTAAATGGGAAAAAAGTAAAAAGCATGCGTATGATATTAAGCTGCCATTGGCGCTTGAAAATCACCAACAAGAAGTATTTTCTATTTCAACAACAGAGTTTAATTTTGGTGACTCTATAAAAAAACTACACATTGAAATGAAGTTGATATTAAATACAAAACATTATAAAGTTTATGAAGATTTGTTTATTAAAAATTTGCCAGAAGATGAAGTTGCAAAAGATCTTGGTTATACCACTAATGAAAAAAATAGAAAAGCTGGATACAAACAAATTAAAAACTTAAAAAAGATGTTTAAAGAAAAAGCTATTTTGATTATTAAGGAAAAAGACATTATAATAACAAATGAGTGAATTAACTGAAGAACAAAAAAAGTTAATTGCAGAAAACTATAAATCCATACCAGACTTGACACGGCTAACCCAAATAGTATCGGGTGATGATACTATTGATGGCAGAAGTAAAATTGGCAGATCTATCAGAAAGTTCATGGTTGATCAGGGTTTGAACTATCAAACTTCTAAGCACGCAAAAGTTGAAGAAATAGTTTTAACACATGAAGAAAAAGAATTTTTAAATTCTCATGCTGGCCAAGATATGTCAAGTATACAATTAGCGGAGTTGTTGTGGCCAAATAAAGAAATAAAAAAACTTTCAAAAGAGCAAAGAGTTGTTGCAGATTATATCAAGAATCATCACCCAGATTTTGTAAAGTCAGAAGAAAGCGCGGTGGGCACAAAATATAGTCCGCCTAAAGCTTTATCAAGGTCAATCAAAAAGATAAATGACTTTGCGGGTAAAGATCTTGATGAAAACAAACTGCAAATGCAAGACAGAAAAGCTGCAGAGAATCTAATGAACTTTTTGTCAAGCCCTAGATTTTTACAAGTGATTAACAACTATGGATCGCAAGAAGATAGAGAGCTATTTGAAGCAGAGTTTGTAAGATGCGTTTGGGATAAGCCAGATTTAACGTCCGACGAAATTAACTTGTACATCAATGTATGTATGGATTATATAAACCTAAAACATATTGAACAGCAAAAGGCTAAATTAAATATGATGTTTGATGATGCCCAAGATCAACAAGAGTTTACGATTCGCTTAACAGAGATTCTAAAGACTAAAAGCGAAGAATATAATCAATGCGCATCACGTATGGACAAATTGATCACTAAATTAAATGGTGATCGTGCAAAACGTGTCGCATCTAGGAATCAACAGAACGCTAGTATTTTAAATATTGTTCAACTTTTTCAAGAAGAACAAGAGCGCGGGATTATGGTTAAGATGGCTGAAATGCAAAAGAAAGTCGTACGCAAAGAAGCAAATGAACTTGAATCTATGGGCGAATGGAAATCAAGAGTTTTAGGAGTAAGAAAAGACGATGTCATTTAACTGTAAGGAATGTGGTAAGGATTTTGGCTCTGAGGCGGCGCTTCACCGTCACCTAAAAGGCCATGATATGACACTTGCGGATTATTATACAAAACATTTTCCAAGAAAGAATTTATTAACTGGTGACCCTTTGCCATTTAAGAACAAGAAGGATTATTTTGCAAAAGATTTTTCTACATACAGTCAACTGTTGAAATGGTGCCACCATTCAGATGTTAACGAAGTTAAAAAATATACTTTGAAAAAACTGAAAGAACGCATACAAGAAAAAGAATTAAAACTTGGCCCAACACACTTAGAACTTTTATTAAGTGATTTGCCCACAATAGACATTTACAAAAAGTTTTTCACAAGTTATTCTCATGCCTGTAGTCAGGCTGGAGTGCGTCCAATGCTATATAGAAACTTAGATGAAACGTTTTTTACTCAAGAAGGTTTTGACAACTTAGAAATAGTTATTGACACACGCGAGAACAATCCACTACCTTTCAAAAATACTAAAAAGTTTGCATTAGACTTTGCGGATTATACCGCAAGTGGCGCTAAATATGATTATACATTTGTAGAAAGAAAAAGCGAATCAGATTTTAAATCTACAATGTCGTATAACTTTCCGCGGTTTAGAAAAGAAATGGCAAGAGCAAAAGCGATGGACAGTTATGTGTTTGTTGTGGTTGACAGCAGTATACAAAAAATTAAAAAACAAAATCACTTTTCTCCACATCCTGCAAACTTAAAATTTATTTTTCATAATATGAAAGCATTATGCCACGAGTTCCCAGAAACATGTCAATTTGTTTTTTCTGGTAATAGAACTTCTTCGATGGATTTGATTCAAAGAATTTTATATTTTGGAAGAAAGATATGGTATTCTGATTTACAATATCACATAGACGCAAGAAATTATGGCTTGGCAAGAAGGCAATCAAAAAAGAAGACTCAGCAAAACCCGCGATATAAACAAAGAGCTTCTTGAAGGTGATCTTGGTTTCTTAGAAGAAAAAGAAGCCAAGCTTTTACTGTATAAGTTCTTGCGAGAAAACACAACTTTTGCAGCAGATTTATTGATGGGTATAAAACTTTTTCCGTTTCAGCATATGTCTGTAAAGGCCATGTTTGAAACAGATTATTTTATGGGCGTGTGGTCCCGTGGTATGTCAAAGTCTTTTACAACCGCTATTTTTGCTGCGCTCGATGCTACATTGAATCAAGGAGTTGAAATAGGGATACTTTCTAAATCTTTTAGGCAGGCAAAAATGATCTTCAAAAAAATAGAAGATATTGCAGCAAAGCCTGAGGCAGCGTTATTTGCTCAGTGCATCACAAAGAAAAGTAAGAGTAATGATGAATGGTTGCTAGAAATTGGCAGTTCAAGAATACGAGCGTTACCATTGGGTGATGGTGAGAAACTACGCGGTTTTCGTTTTCATAGAATCATTATTGACGAATTTTTGCTCATGCCAGAAAGAATTTACAATGAAGTTATTGTGCCATTTTTATCTGTGGTAGAAAACCCAACACAGCGTGAGGATTTATATAACCTTGAAACAGATTTAATTAAACAAGGAAAAATGACTGAAGCAGAAAGATATGTTTGGCCAAACAATAAACTTATAGCACTTTCTTCTGCGTCTTACAAATTCGAGTATATGTATAAATTATACAGTCAGTTTGAAAACTTAATCTTTAATCAAAGCTCAAAAGACACTGCGCATAGAACAATTATGCAATTTTCATATGACTGCGCTCCTAAACAGTTGTATGATCAAAACTTAATTAATCAAGCAAAAGCAACCATGAGTGAGTCTCAGTTTGATCGCGAGTTTGGAGCAAAGTTTACAGACGACAGTAGTGGTTATTTTAAGATTTCAAAAATGGCAGAATGTACTGTACCAGATGGAGAAGACCCCTCTATTGAAGTCGCTGGTGAGCCTGGCGCAGAATATTTATTAGCCTTCGACCCAAGCTGGGCAGAAAGTGAAAGCTCTGATGATTTTGCCATACAAGTTTTAAAATTAAATAAAGAAAAACAAATTGGTACCGTTGTTCATAGTTATGCGCTGTCTGGCGCAAACATGAAAGAGCATATTCGATATTTTCATTATCTACTTACTAACTTTAACATTGTGATGGTTGTAGGCGACTATGCTGGTGGCGTACAGTTTTTAAGCGCATGTAATGAGAGCGAAACATTTAAGAAGGACAAAATTAATTTAGGAATTATTGACGTTCCATTTGAGCATTCTGAAAGTTACAGACAAGATCTACAAAACGCTAGAAATTCTTACAACATAAAAGAAAAAAAGATTTGCTATTTAAGAAAACCTACAAGCAATTGGATTCGACAGGCTAACGAGTTATTACAATCTAATTTTGATCATAAAAGGATATTTTTTGCGTCAAGAGCTATTGACGACTCGTATCAAAACCAAAAAAGAAAACATATACCAATTGACACATTAAAATATCTACGTTCTGGTGATAGTGAAAAAATGGGCAGAGAAGCAAAAATGATTGATTTCATTGAACATCAAACTGACATAATTGATCTAACAAAAGTAGAGTGCGCACTTATACAAATAACAACTACCTCTCAGGGAACGCAAACCTTTGACCTACCGCCTAATCTCAAAAGGCAATCTGGCAGAGATAAAGCTAGAAAAGATAGCTACTCAGCTTTAGTATTAGGCAACTGGATGGTAAAAACATATTTTGATATGATGAACTTTAAACAGGAATCCGTTCAATCTACTTTTACTCCCATGTTTATAAACTAAAAGTAACTTTTTTAACTTTTAAAAGTTAACATTCATAACTTTCGTGTAACTAAAACAAATGGCCTCTAAAAGAAAATATACAAAGAAATCGGAATATTGGAATAAATTTGGTAAAGCTAGCTCTATTGAAGAAACTCTAGCTAATAATCCTTTGTTACAAAATAGCACGTATTCTCCTAGTATTGAGGGAGAACCATACATTGGCTCAACCGCAAAAGCGTCCTATGTTAGAGGTGGAGGAGATCCTGCGGTAAGAACCCGCTCAAATAGAATTCATAGAGTTCCTCAAAGAGACCAATACACGAATATCCGCGATGGGTTGCTGCCATATGATTATGCAGTTAGCGGCATTAATGTTAGAGAAGCTATCGAACTTTGTCAAAAAGCATATGCGAATGTGGCTATTTTTAGAAACGCTATTGATATTATGGCAGAATTTTCTAATGCAGAGCTGTTCTTAGATTCTGGAAGTAAAAGGTCGAGAGATTTTATTGAGGCTTGGTTTAGAAAAATTAAGATTTGGAAATTAAAAGATCAATATTTTCGCGAATATTATAGATCTGGTAATATTTTCTTTTATAAAATTGATGGCAAGTTTAACACCGAAGACTATGTCAAGATGCTAAAAACCTATGGGTCAAATGGAACATCTTCAAATAAATTACCAATTCGTTATATTATGCTTAACCCTTTTGATGTTGTCGCAAGAAGAACTACTGGGTTTGAGACCACGGGAGTTTATGCGAAAGTTTTGAGTGAATATGAGATTGAAAGATTAAAAAATCCTAAAAATGATTATGATCGTGAAGTTTACGAGTCTTTACCGCAAGATATGAAAGATAACTTTAGTAAGAACGGATATTTTCTTGATGGCGCAAAGCTAGAACTAGAGCCAGAAAGATTAAGATATTCTTTTTATAAAAAGCAAGACTATGAGCCTTTTTCTGTGCCATTTGGATTTTCAGTTTTAAAAGATATTAATATGAAGCTTGAGTTTAAAAAAATTGACCAAGCTATTGTTAGAACTATTGAAAATGTTATTTTGTTAATCACAATGGGTAATGAGCCCACCAAGGGAGGCATCAATCATAACAATCTCGCAGCAATGCAAGAGCTATTTAGAAATGAAAGTGTCGGTCGAGTCTTAATATCTGATTATACGACTAAAGCTGAATTTTTAATTCCTGACATGAATAAAGTGTTAGGATATGAAAAATATAGAATTGTTAACGAAGATATTAAAGAAGGTCTACAAAATATAGTTGTTGGTAGTGAAAAATACAGTAATACAGCAGTAAAAGCAGAAATCTTCTTAGAAAGACTAAAGGAAGCCAGGGAAGCTTTTATCAATGATTTTCTACAACCTGAAATTAAGCAAGTGTGCAAAAATATGGGTTTCAAAAATTACCCAATTGTAAGATTTAAACAAGTCGACACCAAAGACGAGACTCAGCTGCAACGTGTGGCGACACGACTTATGGAGCTTGGTTTAATGACTCCGCAACAAGGCATGGATGTCATAAACAAAGGAGTATTTCCAAATTCAGAAGAAGTTGACAAAAGTCAAGAAAAATTCATCGACCAGCGTAAGCAGGGATATTACAATCCGTTAATTGGTGGCGCACCCATGATGGATCTAGATGATGATTTAGGCAAGCCAGAAAAAAGTAAGCAGACTGTGCCAGGAACTCCTGGCCGACCAAGCGGCACTACAGATATTCCACAAGAAATCGCGCGTTCAGAAATATCTGCTAAAAATATTACAAATGTTATTCATGCAAGTGAAAAACTAGAAACTTTTGGTAAGAAACAGGCAAGGAAACATTATAAGATCAAAAGACTATCAAAAACACAAAATGAAACAGTCAATGATTTATGTAAAAAAGTGATTATGGCTAGTGATATGGAAGATTGGGAAGATCAAATCACTAAATGTTTTGAAGACTCAAACTCTATACTCGGACTATCAACGATGGAAGAAGTCGAAAAGACTGCAGAAGAACATCACTTAACTGATTACAGTGCAGCATTGATTTATCATTCGAAAAATTTCTCAAACGAATAAAAACTGTGTAACACGTTAATAGGTACTAACAGTTTACGTACATGCATAAATACACAACAACATTCCTGCAGCCAATTATTGCATCGGCAGATATTGATCAAAACAACCTGCAGATTTCTCAAGCATCACTAGACAGTTTAAAAACATTAATGCCCGAGTCGATTGACTTGGACAAAAATATTGATTTAGTTGGTGTGGCATTCAATGCTGCTGTTGTTAACAAGTTTAACAGAAATCATGATGGTATTGGTACTGATACAGCTTTAGCAGTCAAAGATTATTTCGTTCACAAGCCTACAAACATAGAACACAAAAAACAAAGAATTGTAGGCCATATTGTTTCTGCCGCTTTTTCTAGTTACGGAGATAACGAATTAGTTTCTGACGAAGAACTAAGAGAAACAAAAGATCCTTTTAACATTGCATTAGGTGCAGTAGTTTACAGAATGGTTGATAAAAAGTTTGCAGAGTTAATTAACCAGTCAGTTGATCCAGAAAGCCCATTACATAATCAAGTTTCTGCAAGTTGGGAGATAGGATTTAATGACTATCAAATCGCTCTGGGAAGCGAAGATTTATCCGAAGCGGAAATAGTAACTGATGAAAAACAAATTAAAGAGCTAAGTCAGTATTTAAAAGCCGCAGAAGGTAATGGTACTATGAAGGATGGTACATTAGTACGAAGACTTGTAGTTGGCAATGTTTATCCTTTAGGAATAGGGTTTACCGCTAATCCAGCTGCCGAAGTAGAAGGCGTAGTTTTAACAGAAAATACTAGCGTTTCATTTAACGATAAAGATGATGCGTCTATTATTGCCCCAGAAAAAGCCGACAAAATATTAAAAAATATTTTAAATTTTAAAAATAAAATTTCACAAAGTGAAAAAAACACTGTAAAAAATCAACAAGAAAGTAATTCAAGCATTATGAATCCAGAACAACTCATCCAAGAGATTAAATCTGTGCTAGATGAAAAGCTTTCTTCTGAAAAAGTGTCTTCGGACAATTTCGCAGAAGAGTCTGTGGCTTCCATTTCTTCTATTGTGAATCAAGCGATTCGCGAAAAGAATGAAGAGTACAAAAGTAAACTCTCGAAGGCACAAGAAGAAAAAGCTCAAGTCGAGGCTCAGCAAAAAGAACTCACCGCATCAGTGGAGACTCTTAGCGAGAAGCTCCAAGCGGCCGAAGACAGAATTCGTCAATTCGAAGAAGATATCACCCGCCAGCAGGCAGTTGCTAGATTCGACGCTCGTATGGAAACAATCGAGCAGGGTTACGAATTAAACGAGGAAGACCTTAAGATTGTTGCATCTGAGGTAAAAGACCTAGAAGAGTCTGATGAAGCTTTTGCTTCTTATCAGGAAAAGCTTGGTGTTATCTTCGCTCATAAGAGTAAAGAATATATTCAAGTTCAGAAAGACAAATTTGACGCAGCTGTAGCTGAGGCAGTAGAAAAAAAGGTCTCTTCTTTAGAAGAGTCTAAAGCTTCTACTGACGAGCCAACTGCAGAAGTAAATTTAGAAGAAGTTTTAGATGACGCTCAAGAGACAACTCCTGAGATTGCTAATACCAACGAAGCTTCCTCTGGAGAGGCGGAAACTCTGAAATCAAAGTTCCAATCCGCGTTTAGCAAAGAAAACATTAAAATAACCTACTAACAAGCATTATGGCATATAGATTATTACCATTCAGACAATACGACGAAAACGACGTTATTAATCTGTTCGCCAATGATACGTCGGATGCTAAGCCGACTACCAATGGGAACGGAAGTGCAGGAGTTTTTGTTAGTATTAAAAGTGGTGGAGGAAACTTTAGCAAGGATCCTGTCACCTACGTTGATCGTACGGAGCTTTCCGCTTCTTATGATCATGTTAAAAACCAATATCCTGAAGTTCAGCTAAAAGTGGAGGCCGCTTCGGTCGGTGCTAAAGCTGGTGAAGTTATTGGTGTTACATTGAAGCAAACACTTGAAAAAGACGAGAATGATGAGAAGCTTCTCTACAATCCCGTCAAAAGAGATGAGCTTCAAGCTGTGCTCTCTGGCCAGGCAGTGCCTATCGCCACGAGAGGTATTTTCACTTTAACAAGTGATGCATTTGACAATGACAACGACGGCACCGCATCTTGTGCTCCTGGTAGAGCGGCGATTATTTCTCCAGAATCAGCAGGCAAGTTAAGCGGCATAGCATTTTCCAGCCTTTATGGCGGAACTGCAGCTGGTGTTACAGAAACAGGATTCGTGCATACTGCCCAAGGTGGAACCGAAGTTGATTATTCGCTTAATCACGTAGTAGGTACTTGGATCGGCTCGGGTCATAGAGACTCTGTTGGTCCTGTTACCGATGTCCATCGAGGCGCTTATGGCGTACTTAAACTTAACCTCTAATCTTAGAGAAAGGAAATAAATAAAATGAATATTACCTTAAAAAGAACAAATGAACAGCTTGAGCTAGTTCAGGCAATGGCCTCTAAGAACAGAGACGTCGCTTATGAAGCCCAGGTTGCTTTGGCTGAGTTTATCGGCCCAGTCATTAATGAAGTTGTAAATAACGCTCCAACTTTGAGCAATATGTTTACGCCCCTTCAGTTTAATGCTGATGACAATCCAAGTATTCCTTTGGATGTTTATTACGATGTAGCTGATGAAGATTACATTAATGTTTATAGCTCGCATGCCCCAGGTGGTCTTCCCACCAACCAGGTCACTCCTTCTCACAATGAAGTGAAGTTAGCCACTTACAAACTCGATACTGCAGTTTCTTTTGACAAGAAATATGCTTCTCGTTCGAGAATGGATGTAGTTAGCAAAACTTTTACTCGCGCTGCTCAAGAAATCCTTCTTAAGCAAGAGAGAACGTCTGGTAACTTATTGTTGGGCGCATTAGCAAACGCTTCTACCACGATTGATGGCGCTACCAAGAAACACACTATCGCCTGTAACCAGGCTGGCCGCTTCTTGTTAGACGATCTTAATGCTTTGTTAACCTTAGCCAAGAGAATTCGTCCTTCATTCGCTGGTGGTACTCCTGTGGCTGGTAGTGCTGGTATCACGGATCTTATCGTCTCTCCTGAGACTGTTGAGGATCTTCGTGAAATGGCCTACAACCCAATCAACTCTCGCGAGCAAGATGGCACAGCTGCCTCTGGCACTGCCCAGGGCCTTGCTGCTCCAGATTCAGTTCGTGCGGGTATGTTTACTAGCGCTGGCATTCCTGAGTTCTATGGCGTCAATGTTATGGAAATTCACGAGCTTGGTCCAAACAAGAAATTCACTAAGATATTCGCCAGTTTGGCTGCTGCCGCCCAGATGGATGCCAACCCGAACAGTGCTAAGGCTGCATTTGATCATGCTGACGCTGATGACTTGGTTATCGGTATTGATCGTAGCCGCGATGCATTTGTTCGCGCAATCGCTGTTGATGCTGAGACTGGTTCTGAGTTCAGTTTAGTCGCTGATGATCAGTACAGTGTTCGTCAGCAGAAGATTGGCTACTACGGTTCTATCGAAGAAGGCCGTGTGGTTCTCGATGATAGAGCTATTGTTGGTGTCGCAGTTGATCTGTAATACACACAATTATAAAGCATTAACCCGTCCCATTTGGGGCGGGTTTTTTATTTCTATTTATACTTTAAAAAGTGTAATAATATTAGAATTAGATGGTGCAAGGAAATAATATAGATTATGAAAAAAACTACTTCAAAAAGAAAAAGAGTCTCCAAAAAAACCGCTGCCAAAAAGAAATCTGAGTTAGATAAGCTTAGTTTAATGGATGGCAAATTAGAAATTGATAAAGTTAGAGAGCTTGAAGAACTTTTGGGCGTTGACCAAACAAATGTTTTTAAAACTAATGATTTAGATGTTTTTAAAGATGACTTGTCAGAGATGACTTTAACAGATATGCAAGCTTTAGCAGTTGAAGCTGGAGTTTTTCCTGCGGGAAATAGATCCGCTCTTAAACAAAAGCTATTAAAAGAATTTGTAAGTCAAACGAAAGGTCGACGATACGCCACGGGTGAACAAAAGCCTATAGTCGATCCAAGTGACCCTAAATTCGAACAGGTTAAAAAATTAATGTCCGAGGGATTCTGATGAATGAATTTAAAGTATTAGCTAATAGTGTTTTTGTCAATGAATTTGACAGTGATACAGATATGGCTACTCTTAGTCAAATATCTGGATGGTTTGAAAATAACGTTGGAGAGCTAAATACTTTATTATTTACTTCTTTTAGTGGCTCTGGTATCGGAGCAACAGAGGAGATTAGAATTGTGCCCTCGGATAAATTTGGCTTTGAGGAAAGCGGAATATTTAAGCAGTTATATCTAAAACATTTTTACCGCAAAAAAGCCAGAAATGTTTTGAAAGGCATAGATAGCAGTGTAGACTTTATCTCGTTACGCGAAGGTGATTCCATGATCACTCGCACCAATAAAAATGAAATAGCAAAGACATATCGAGGTTTAGCCAAAGATGCTGAGGAAGAGCTAGAAAAGCAAGTTTATGCTTATAATTACTATCAAGCTAAACCAAGGCAAGTCGCTGGAACTGATGTAAGGGTTGCGCCTGTAACAGGTGAACGCGAAGGTATAGTTTAGATATCGGCTCTGGCAACTCCACTGAACTTAAATCCAGTTATAGGGTTACATTCAAAAGTAAATGTAGCGCTTACTTCCATATTACTACCTATTGACTGTCCAAAATTTTGATTTTGTAGTCTAGCTTTAGTTATTTCTAATTCAATAGCTTTGTTTGATGGTTGACCATTACTGTCTAAACTACTAGTTGGATCCATGAAAGTTATTGTAAAGTCATAATTTTGATCTTCAGAAAATACATTATTTACATTGCCATCTTTAATGTTATTGGCTGTAGCGGTAAAACTTACATTTCCTAAAGAAGGAAATATTGCCCTTCTATCATAAGCATACTTAGAACCAAAGCCAAAAAGCTCTGTTCTGTTAATTGGTACATCAATACTAATGTCTGTAATATGCATTTTATTCGAGCCAGATAAATTTATTCCACCAAGATTGTTTTGTTTTAAAGACATTTGTACGTCACCAGGCCTTAGATAATGTATGTCTCCAGTATTTTGATGGCCCATTGAATTGAAATCCGCTCCCAATGAACTAGAAAAGTCTCCAGTTCTGAGTATATAGCCGAATGGATTTGTTGCAGGCTGTCCATCCTCTGGATTAACTGCAGGAATCAGTCCTGATCCAATCGTGCACACAGTACCATGAGCATCTTCAAAGCTTTGTGTGCCACTTGTTGTATCAAATTTTACGTTAGAAGCTAAATACTCAACAGATGCAGTCGGAACACTACCCACAGAAGCTTGAATGGAATAGTTTGTAGGCACGCAATTACCAAATCCAAAAACACTTTGATTTGAAAAGTCAGTTACTAAATTAAAGTCTTGCTCTTGTTTTTCGCTAACTATTAAGAATAAATTTCTGTCTCCACTTGTATTTTGCTGTCCAGATAAAAATGCAGAATTTTCTCCAGATGGGCAAAAGCCTAGCATACCTTCGTTTCTGCCATCGCTTAACAAATAAGTGAAGCCCACAGATACGTCAGGTTGAACTACGGCTTTTCTGGTTATAAGAGAATCACCTCCAATTTGTTGTATTTCTGTTCTTGCGACATTAAAGTTAAAAGAAGCGTTTTGTACTAAATTTATTTGTTTAAGTTTACTGGGCACATACTGATGATTTGGATTGCTAGTATGTGAACCAGTGTGAAGAGAGTATGCTGGAGTTGGCCCAGCCAATAATCCTACGTTTTGATATGCTATCCTGTTCCTCATGCCTATATAAAATTACACCACAATCAAAAGACTGTGGTGTAAAATATAACTTATATTTAATAGTGTTTTACTCTGAGCTCCGTATTGAATTTGAGCCACACACAGTTCCAGAGATAAATAATCCGTTGGTTGTATCTTGTGGTCCACCAACTGTTGCGGTAAACGATAAATCAACAGATTTATTATCACCAATGCTTGAGCTGAACGATTCACTGTCTAGCGTTGCGTTTTTAACCACATAAGCTATTTGACCCGCTGCCGTCACCCCAGCAGAAGATCCACCAGCAATATTTTTGTTCATTTTTAGGGTAATGTCATGTTTTGTATTTTCATAAAGTTCGTCAAATAGATTTCCAGCTTTTAAGTCTGCGACGGTTGCAGATACAGAAACACCAACTGTAACAGGAAAATCAATTTCTCTTGCGAATCCAAAAGAGTTTCCAAGTCTTTGTAATACGCTTCTACCTAGCGGTAAATCTATTGAAAAACTGTTAATATGTGCAGAGGTAGAGCCTGCGCTGTCAGCCAAATTAGTAATGAGTCCAGTGCCTTCACCAAATGAAATTTCAATATCGCCTGGTCTGATAACTTCGCCTACAGAACCAGTCACTGGATCTGGTAGTTGAAATGTTGCAGTTCCTTTTGTGCCCGCATCTGGGTCGATTGCTGGTGTAGCCATAAGGGTTGCAGCAGGTTGAGCTGTAATATTTAAGCCTTCGACAGACACGCTTGCTGTTGGGACAGCACCAACAGAAGCACTCATGCTGTAGTTGGTAATAAATCCATTACCGATAGAAATAACAGTGCTTGTACTGTCAGTGGTTAGACCTGAGCTTTCATTTGCATCGTTTCCTTCTTTTACTGTTAAAATATGATAATTTCTACCAGAAATATTAGAAAGAAGCCCAGAAATGGCAGAGCACGTTGGACTAGCAACAGTCGTTGCTGGATCAACGCTTATTCCTAATGCGTCTTCATTTACACCATTTGTCACTAAGTATGTAAAATCTAATCCTACGGTTGGCGCATCGATTACTGCGGTGTCTATTCGAGCTAATTGTCCAAACTGATTAATATCAGTTCTGTTGATCGCAAAGTTATAATTTGCGCTTTGAACACGATGAATTTGGTGAAATGCACCTAATGGAATGTCTCCATGGGTGTCCGCTGAAGCATCGGCAGCTGAAGCACCAACGCCTGCAATACCACGTTCTACTAAGTCGATTGTTTTAAAACCCGTATATTGATGGTTTACAAACAACGCTTCACTTTGATAAATTACTCTGTTTCTTGCCATGATGTTAAAAAAAGTTTAAGGTTATTGTTGTTTACAACATTTCTACTGTAATGTGAAATTTTTTCTAAACTTATATAAAGTTAAAAGTTAACTTTATACTTTACTTTACACTTAATTTGCGCGAGGTGAGCGATATTTATGTATTTCAAAATCAATAAAACCTATAAAAATGTTAGGGTTGACACGTTTTTTAACACGATCACTTAATTTTGAAACATCTACAGACTCAATATGAAACAAACTATCAGATGCATCACTTTCTACTTGATTGTAGCTGTAACCTGTAGGATAAGTTGATGACTTTATGTCTCCAAATTCAGTTGTAGGAAAATCTTCAAAGTTAACTTGCACAAAAGATCTTTTTTGAGCATCTGCAGCTAATGATAATACACAATCCAAGCAATACAAATCACTTGTCATAACAACGGCTTTTACGTTTGTTTTTGTAATATCTAATCCACCAAACGCAAATGGTTCATTTTGTACACTTTCAGAAGTAACAAAAACTGCTGGTAAAACTTGATCATAAGGTTCTACTCCAGTTGTGTTAATTGAGCCAAATCTATCATTTGTTTTAAATTTTTCAATAACCAAATCTTCTTCTGTTTGGTTTGTCATATATATATTAAAGTCTTTTACTGCAAATTGACCGCTCAAAGACAAGTCATTACTAGGTACATTTCCAGAATCGTCGCCAGTAAAAAATACTCTACCATTGTCATAGTCTATTGTTAAACCACTTGTTCCGCGCGGTATTTCAAAAGCAGTTCCATCTTCTCTTTGTCCGCTAACTCTATCAATAACTATCGCACCTTCAGTACCTTGAGAGTTTACAACGCCGCTATGTAAACCGCTATCAAATATAAATTGTTTGTATTGAGACGAATAAACACTATAATCACTTGATAGTCTATCATCTGTCATATTATAAAATACGCCAGTTTTGTTTTTGTAAGCGTCTCCATACTTTTGCAAATAGTTGTCAAACCAAAGAAAAAAGCTGGTCATTAATGTATGTTGAAATTGTGGTTTCATAGTGTTAATTTATTTACTTTTAGTAAAAAGTTATTTAGTATTTCTGATATATATTTAGTATTTTTAAATCTTCCGCTGCGGATTTTTGATTGACTTTGAATACCTCCTCCAGATCTACTGGCATCTGACTCTACATTTAAGTATCTGCCAAGCCCAGATAATCCGCTTTCAATACCTTTTAGCCAGCTTCTGCCTGTAGCATACGGTAGCGGTGTTGCTGCAAATAATTCTTCTTTAGATGGATAATATATTTTAAAGTCAACTATCGCGTTTTTTACTCGGACAAATGCTATATAAGAAGATTCTAACATGCTTCTTACTGTTCTTATTGGTTCGTCATTTTTATTAAATCCAATAAACCCAAATAAGCTACCTCCGCTAACAAACGCACTTGGATCTGCGTCGACTCCACGTTCAAGCTCTTGTGTTACTGGGTGGTTATTGAATTCTGTAAGCATTTCTCGTTTTAATATTTCAAACTCTTTTATCAGTCTAGACTCTACATCTTTCCTGAGAAATTTGCCAGTTTGTTTATAAACAATATCAATTGCTCCAGCTGGAACTACTACTCTACTCATCGATTGGTTTTAAATAATAAGTATAAAATCTCGCGTCAAAAAGTCCGTGTGGTCTGTAATCACTAAAAATAGTAAACCTTCTGCCATCCAGTTGGACACGTTTTGCATCTTTTAAATAACTATGGGCATCTCCAGAAACCTTGATTCTTACGCTGCCTGCAGGCATTTTAATTTTTAACTGAGAGTCAAGCTGAGAATCTGCAAAATATTCTTCGTTTTGATTCATATATTGAACTCTCGCTTTGTAACTGCCAGATTGTGTTACATTTACAACACTTGTTGTTGATCCAGCGGTTCCGTAAACAGAGTTAAACTCTGAACTGGGAGTTGTAACTGTTTTCGTGGCTTCTTTGATTATCTGGATATCGCGTGCAAAAGTATCATGAAGACTGTCCATGACATCATTCAATGCTGATTTATCCGTAGCTGTAAGTAAACTTGCCATGCTTTTCTTTACACTTTTTATTGTTTTTTGTGTAATATAATTTAGGTTTAAGGTTTAAATTATGGACGCAAAAGGATTATTAGGCGATTATTATGGTCGTAATACTAAAAAATTATTTAAGACATTTTTAATTTTATTAGAAGATTTAAAAACAGACCATGACATTCATTTTTGCAAACTTCGCAAAAATTTACCCAATCATAAAGAATTAATCGAACAAGCTGATTACTTCGACGAAAAGAAGATGCAATATCTTCGTAAGAAAGTGTTAGATATGGGCAATGAAAATATTCGTAGTAATGATGATGATCTAGACAAGTTCACAATAGAATTTCAATTTAAAAATTAATATAATAAGGATCAAGGTATGAACGAAATATATAGCTTTACAGTCGAACTTTCAAAGGAAAAAGAAAAGAAAGTTGAAAAAACAATTATCGATAAAGATACTGGTGAAGAAAAAACAGTGTCTGTCAATGAAAAGTTTACAGAAAAAGAACCTGTTCGGGTTATTTTGAAAGAACCTAATCGCAGACAAATTGAAGAAGCTGATATGGAGTATAGCATTGAAATCAGTCAATGCATCAAAAGAGGCATTCTTACAAAAGCTATGCTTGCTAAAAAATATAGTGATTCTGGCGGATTAATGGCGGAAACTGATGCTCAAGTATTAACTCAAAAATATGGACAACTAAATCAACTTCAAACTGATTTCACAAGACTAAATACAAAAACGGGAGATCGCACAGAAGAAGACGAAGAAAAAGAAAAACAATTAATTCAAGATATTGCGGGATTACGCAGAGAAATTGTTGATACTGAAACTGCATATGCTTCTTTGTTTAATCACACTGCGGACACTAAAGCTCAAAACAGAGTTATTTTGTGGTACGTTTTAAATTTAGCATATGTTGCAAGAGGAGAAGAAGATCCAGAGCCATTATTTGTAGGAGATTCTTTTGAACAAAAAGAAAATCATTATTACGAACTTGATGAAGCTCAAGACGAATTATATTTACTAGTTCAATCAAAACTTGCAACCTTTGTAAGTTATTGGTATTTTACGGCGGGAGTAACTCGCGCAGACATTGAACAGCTAGATAAAGATATTGAAGAAGGTAATGTTTAATGGGTTTAGAACAAACACTGTTCAAGCGCATTTTTCGTGATGTTGTTCGCGGACATTCAATAAATTATTATAACAACAAAAAAATCTACGTTAAGCATCTTGGCGTCAATGAACAAGTTGATCTGGATGATTATAGACTAGAACACTTAGAACGCGCAAAGCAAAGAGGAATCCCTGAAGAAAAAGAAGTATTAAAATTTCTAAAAGACAGTGGCGATTGGACAGATAAAGACGAAAAAGATATATCAGATCAATACTCTTTTATTCAAAGTTTGATAGACAATAAAACTGGATTATATCTGCAAAGTCAAATAGATAAACAAGATGAACTGATTCACAAAGCTCGCGAAGAGCTGGACGAAAAACTAAAAATAAGAAGAGGACTGTTGGGTAATACTTGTGAAGATTATGCGGAAAAACGCTGTATTGATTTGTATATTATAAAAAGCTTTTATTATGACATAAAATTTGAAGATACTGTTTTTACGCAACAATCATTTGACGAATTATCAAATACTGAATTAGGAATAGTTAATACTATATATAATGAAATATTTGGAACATATTCTGATTTAAATTTTCAAAAAATGGTTTTGGAAGATTTTTATGGGCCGTATATGCAGTGCTGTGACAAGCCATTAGACTTTTTCGGAAAACCTACCACTTTTTTAACACATTATCAATTAAGATTATATTCTTACACGGTAATGTTTAAAAACATATTTAATTCTGGAGAAGAAATACCTTTTAAAATTCGAAAAGATCCGCAAAAGCTTATGGATTGGGCAAGAAATCCTAAAGGTAGAGAAAAAGCAAGAGAAGTTATGGAAAAATCTGGCGAAGGCGGAGCAGGCTTGTTTGGAGCAACAAAAGAAGACCTTGAATCATTGGGCATTGAAACGCAAGGAGCTGGAACAGTTTCCTTAGAAGAAGCGGCAAAGAAAAAGGGCGGCACCTTAAACATGGAAGATTTAATGAAATTAAGTGGAATGGGTTAATTTTTATGTGTAATTGCATATAAGGATAATTGGACCCATGGCCAGAGCAATAGAAGTACCAGTAGTAGCAAAAAGAGGAACGCTTGCAAAATCGATAGAAGGCGAGGCAGCAACGGCGTTTAGAAATTTGGGCAGATCGTCAGGAGCAGTAGCTCCGTTGGGCAGAATGCTTGGAAGGATAAGGGCAGATGCGGACGAATTTACAAAATCTATTGAAGCTTCTAACGCTCGTGTTATTGCATTCGGTGCCAGCGTTGGTGTTATTAATGGCATCAGTAACGCTTTTAAATCCTTAGTCGCTACTACAATCAATGTTGAGAAAAAATTAACTGACATTAATATTGTTTTAGGTGCTTCGCAAAAAGGTATTGCAAAATTCGGAGATGGACTTTTTAAAGTAGCAAAAAATACTGCACAAAGTTTTGACGTGGTTGCTGAAGCTGCTACTGAATTTGCTCGTCAAGGTTTAAGTATTGAAGAAACATTAAAGCGTACAAATGATGCGCTTATTCTTACTCGTCTTACTGGACTAAAAGCCGCAGAGTCTGTTAAAGGTTTGACTGCTGCAGTTAACGGTTTTGGCAAAGCTGGGCTTACTACCACTCAGATTATTAACAAACTGTCTGCCGTTGACGTTCAATTTGCGGTTGGTACAGATGACTTGATTGATGCGTTGAGTCGTGCAGGCGCTGTAGCTCAAGACGCTGGAGTTAACTTTGATGAGTTGGTTGCTTTGGTAACAGTAGCGCAGCAAAGAACTGCTCGCGGTGGCGCTGTTATTGGCAACGCTTTCAAAACAATTTATACCCGAATACAAGATCCCAAAGCTTTAGCGGCATTAAGGCAAGTTGGTGTAGCTGTTGATGATATTACTGGCGCTGCACTACCAGCTAATAAAGTATTACAAAATTTAGCGCAATCATACGACAGCTTAAATAGAACACAAAAAGCTTCAATAGATCAATTTGTCGCAGGTAAATTTCAAATCAACATTTTAAAATCTGTATTAGGAGATTTAAATACCGTTAATAATGAATACAGCAGAGCTCAACAAGTTTCTGCAAATGCAACAGATCAAGCAATTCAAAAAAATCAACAATTAAATAAAACACTTGCAGCACTCGCAACTCAGGGCGGACTAGCTGTTGAAGAATTAGCAAAGAAAATTGGTGACATTAGTCTTGGCCCAGGAATGCGTAATATTCTTACTACTTTTAACGAACTTGTAGAAGGAGCAACTCGTGGGCTAGATGGTGAAGGTGCGGGATCAAACTTTGCAAAAGGATTACTAAGAGGTATAGGAGGAATTTTAACAGGCCCAGGTTTAATTGTTATTGGCGGAGTATTTATAAAACTATTTAAAGATCTTACAGTTTTCGGTGTCAAAAGTTTAAAAAACTTATTAGGACTGAACAATGCATCAAAACAACAAGCAGCGCTTCAACAAGGCATTGGTCAACTACTCGCTACAAACGTAAAGTTTCAACAAGCAATTGCTGCAGCCTCAGGTAATACTGCAAAACAAGCGGCTGTCGTAAACAGATTTCTCGCAACCGAAGTTGCGTTAAGAGAGCGTGCAGCAGCGGCTGGAGCAAAAATGGCAGCAGGCGCATATGCAGGTGGGTTTGGAGTTAGCGCTGCAGGCTTTATAACAAAAGGAAGAGGTAGACGCGGAGCTCCTTCATTTGCACCAAGTGGTGAAGTTCCTAATTTTATGATGTCGGTAGCCCAATTAATGAAGCATTTGGGCGGTAAAACGTTTCAAGTAAAAGGTAATCCAGCTTCAAAAGGAAAAGGTGGATTTATGGGAAGTGTTATGCGCTCAGGCGCAGAACTTGGAGTGCTTGGCGCGGCAGGCCGTGGGCCTAAAACATACACTAAAGAAATGTTTAGTAAGCAGGGGGTCAAGGAGACGATGGGTGCGGATCTGCCCCAGGGTGACGTAAAGGCTGGTATGATAGGGTCGGGCAAATTTGAGTTTACCAAGGGAAGCGGAAAATCAATCCAGGTTGGACAGGGAGCTAGATTTTTAAGACAAGGAGCAATTGGTATTTCGCCTTTTACTGGTTTTAGGGACGCTGGAAAATTATCTGGAGCGTTAACCACTCAAGGTGGATATCCTTACATGCCGTCAGGAGCAGGGAAAAGACTTGAAAAGATTATGGCGAACCAACCACTTGGGTTTGGCGGATCAAAAGGAGCAGAAAAAGAAGCGCTGTTTGCAAGTGGTGGGGTAGGAGAGCAAATACGGCAAGCTCTAGGAGCAAGGGGGCGCTCAGCTAAGCCTGCTAGAGCCATTGCTTCTGCTTTTGATATGGATAAATTTGTTCTTGAATATTTTAAAAATATGGGTCGTTCACTTCCAGGTGTAGGAGCTTTTGGGCGAGGCATGGGTGGAATTGTTAAAGGTAGAAAAATTGATGAAAATGCAGTAGAAGCCATACTTGGATCTCCAGCATATTCGGCTTCAGGATCATTGTCTCGACAAGCTATGGCAGATGCTATGAACAAGGTTATGCCTGCAAGTCAAGCACGGCATCAGAGATTTCTAGATAAAGGTCTTGTTCCCTTTATGGCTCCAAATTTCTCTCCACTGGGAGATGCAGTAAGAAGAGAAAAAATGCAAGTCGGCGGTATGCTAGGAATTTCTCCATCTAGCGTCAAAACAAAAGTCGTACAAAACACAGCATTAAGAAGTCCATTTAATCCTGGTGGCTTTGGAGTTATTTCTCCCACGATTGGACAAAACAGCTTTGCAGATGCACGAAGAATGCACAGAGGAGAAGATTTAAGAACAACTAATTTACCAAACTTTGGGTCGGATATTCCTGGGGTTGACCCCAAAAAAACTCCAATGGGATATTTACGACCAGGTGTGGCAGAAGTAATTCTATCTGGAATAAAAGAAGACGTAAGTAAAAAACTAGGTCATTCAATAGGCGCTGCAACAGTCAAAGCTGCAGAAAGATCTGCTGGCAAAATTCCAACAACTGGAGTTCGGATGCATGACGCGCCAATAGGTCCAATGCCAGAAAGAGTAGGCAGGTTTAGAAGAGCTGGCAGAGCAATAGCAGGTGCTGGTAGAGGTTTGCAAACGGTAGGAGGAGCAGCTATGGGTCCAGCGTTTACTAGTATGATGTTGGGAGAAATCGGCCAAGGATTTTTTCCTGGAGCAAGTCCAAGTCAAAGAATTGGCATGACTGCTCGGCAGCGAATTGATGCAGATAGATTTAATAAAGCTTTTGAAGGTGGTGGCTTAGGCGGAACAATAGGAGGAGTCGCTGGTGCAGGTATAGGCGCTCTGTTTGGAGGTGTTGGCGCTGTTCCTGGCGCAGCGATTGGTGCTTCTGTTGGAACGACTATAGGAAGTATAATAGGTTATGCTAGAGGTGGAGACCCTGCCTTGAAATTGCCCGAACGAACACAAATGATTGAACAAAACATGGGAGCAAGATCGTCAGACATGCAAGCAGTTGATCAAGCCAGGCAAGCATTACTTGCTGCTGGAAACTTAAGGGGTAATCCCACCGAAATGAGAACTGCATTATCAAAAGGCAGATCAGCAATAAACGATATTAACGATCCAGAACTAAAAAGAGATATTTTAAAAATTTACAATCAAGCAGAACAAACTGGAGGATTTGAAAGTGCGGTCGCGCCACTTGGAACTGCAGCAGCGGGTCATAGTACAGAAATGGGAAAATCAATCGCACGACAAAAGGCAGGCCGAGCGATACACGAGCTTTTTAAATCTAAAGGTCCAGCAAATTTAAGTCAAGATAAAAAGAAAGAAATAGCTGGCATATTTTCAGCTTTAGACGACGACGATCAACGCGTGGTTCAAGAGGCCTTAACACAAACAACTTCAGGTGCAGGAACAGGGCGCAGGGGAGGCGGAAAACCAAAGAAGCTACCAGCTGCAACCTTGAAGAAATTGAAGGAGTTTGGTTTTACTCCCACGGGCTTTAAAGAGATACGAGATTTTAGCAAAGTGCCAAAAGAGGATCGAGAAAGCGGTTTTGGTATGGGAAGCACCACTTCTGGCACTATTGGAGGTTATTTAACAAATTTTAATCAAGCAAAACAAAATAATTTTCTTGTGGACCCAGACGCAAAAAGCCCAGAAGAAGCCAATAAATTTCAAGAGTTTATGGATCTGCGCAGAAGATTAGTTGATCAACAACTTTCACAAGATCAAGTGCGAGCACGAAGCGCTGGAGCTACTCAAAGAAGGCAGATTGCAGCAAATATGCGTTTCGGGATGATGGAACGAGTTGGTGGCACAAGAAGCACAATTGACATGAGATTTAGTGATGCAATGAATGAAGCTCGCATTGCAGATGAACTTGCTCGCGGTGATTTGGCTGCAGGCATGGGTCAAAAATTTGCTAATTTAAAGATACCTGAAAATCCTGCAAATGAACTGTTCATGCGAGCTATAACTGACGCATTAACTGGAGAAAATCCAATAGAGTCGGCGCAAAAATTATTCAAAGATGTAGACTTTAAAAAGGGCACTTTTGCCTCCGCCACCAGCCCCGATTTTCCAGACGAACTCCAGTTAGGAACGGAGCAACTACAGAATTTAGAAAATTTTTCAAAAGAGTTAAATAATTCAGCCAAGCTGATTGAAATCAATACAGAAAATCAAGAAAACTACGCCAAAGCTTTACAAGAAACTGCACAAACTTTAGATAAACAAAGTTTATTAATTGCTGGCATAGAAGGATTTAAAAATTCACTACAAAGCGCGTTACAAAGTATTGCTGATCCATCAATGAGCGGAAGCAAAATTGGAATGAATTTACTCATGGGCACGCTTGGATCAATTAATCAACAAGCTTCTGCAAATGTTGCTGATGTTATAGGCGGAAAACTGGGCAACTTTTTTGGATTAGGAGAAAAAAAACAAAGAGGCGGGTTTGTTCCTGGAAGCGGCACGGGAGACAAAGTTCCAGCTGTGCTAGAACCAAAGGAATATGTTTTGAATGCAAGGGCGGCTGCTGCAGTTGGCGAAGAAAATCTTGATGCGATAAACTTTGGTATGTTTCCAAGATTTCTTCAAGCTGGTGGTGGAGTTTTTGGCGGAGTACCTTCAAAACACAAAAGAAAAGCTTTAGAAAGATTTGGCCTCGCATCGTTTGGACCAAGTAGCGGAGGATCTGCACTTGGTGGCGGTGGTATTGGATTAAATATAGGTGTATTTAATAAAAATTTAAGTTCAATAGCTCTGCAGGATCCTGAATCACAAGCTACTCGTGGATTTTTAAGACAAGAACGACAAAAGGAAATTCAAAAACAATTCCAAAAACAAGCAGGAAGAGATCAACTTGTATCAACAATTGTAGGCACGGGAATCAACGTGGGTTTGAATGCACTTTTTAATAAATTAGGAAATAAACCTGATTATGGAGATGTAAGCGGCGATCCGCCTGAAGGTTTTGTTCCGCCAGATATGGCGGGATATGGCCCAGATGGCTATCCAGCTGGTCCAGCTGGCCTGACCACCATGCAGGCGGTGGACACAGCTGCTGGTTACGGACACGGAAATCAATCTGCAGGTCGACGCGGCTTGATCGGCAATGCTAACTATGGAAAAGGTAGAATATCAACTTATAGTGGTCGTGGCGGAGGTCGTCATACGCCGCATGGTAATCGTGGATCGGGAGGATACTTTTCGTCGCCAGCAGCATCAGGCGCTTTTGAAGGAAGCGTCCAGCCAATTCCCTCTGGCCCTGATGGAACAAGGGTCAAACAACCGACGAAGCAGGAGATTGAGCGGGCTAAAACTTTGCGCTTAGTCGCAGACAGGTTGCTATTAACTGGAGATGATAGAATGAAGGGAGGTGCAGCAATGGAGCCACTCTTCCCCTCGGGTAGGGCGGGAGAAGGGATGGAAACCACTATGGCAAAAATAAGGAAAATCACGGGAAAAAAACAACCAAGCCGCACAGATATGGCGGATTATTTTAGAAATTTAGCTGATGAATTAAATCCTGCACCAAGTGGGAGTAGTGTTGGTGGACAGCTAGGCCAGGGCATGAAGGCTTTAAGAAATGTATTTATGAAGTTGATGAATGAGGCCGCAAAACAAGGATCAGTCCTTCCAATGCCCCCAATTGAGCAACGAGGAAGAGGTGGCACGGGCATAATCGAACGTCAACGTGGCGGCTCAATCGATAACATACCCGCAATGCTAACTGGCGGAGAGTTTGTGGTCAACGCTGGAGCAGTAAGAAAATATGGAAGTAATATGTTCAACAGCATGAATCGATTTCAGTCTGGCGGAATGATTGGAAGCCAAAAATTTGTTCCACAAGAAGGTTCTGCAAAATCTTCCGACGCATCAAGTTCAACAAACAATAACACTGTTAACATCGCAGTCAATATGGGTGCAACAGGCCCAACGGTCAGCGAAGATGCATCGGGTACAAATAACGATAGTCAATCAAATGGCCGCGACTTAGGTCACAAAATAAGACGCGCAGTTCTTGAAGTTATTGAAGGCGAAAAACGTGTTAGTGGCAAATTAAGAGATCCATACGCTAAACCATAATGAAAAACGCTTCACTACCATATAATCAATCAATATTTATAAATGGCACTGGTATTTCTGGTGTTCAAAGTATTGAAGGCAATTATGGTATTACAGAAGAAAATGTAAACTTTATTGGATTTGGATATGTCACTGGATTAATATCACAACCGATGCAGGGCAACTTTACTGTTAGTCGTGCATTAATAAGCGAAGATCCATTTTTAAACTTGACAGGAGACGGACCAACTTATGCTTTTAGTGGAACAATATTTTATGAAAAACCAAACATAGGAGCAACACTTGAAAATAATTTAAGTGGTTCATTTGGTTTTCATAGCGGATATCTTAATAGTTATAGTATATCTTGTGGTATTGGTGAAGTTCCATCTGTACAAGCTTCTATATCTGTATTTGGAGATTTAGGGCCAGGTATCGATGCTAGATATAATGGTGGTGCAGCAACAGCAGATAATCCCACAATACGCGTGCCAGATCAAGGTGGAATAGTTTTAAGCTGCGATGGCTCCAGAACAAATAGAATTACTTCGTTTAGTCATACTGTAGAATTGCCACGTGAACCAATTTATGCTTTACCCACCGCCGCAACTTCAGATCTTCTTGGTGATGATGTTAAATGGAAAATGCCAGCACAAGTTGATTTGATTTACCCACTAGAATCTACAACAAATTTTACACTTGAAATTGACGACTATGAAACAAAGAATCTATACGGAGCATTGACAGGTATACATATTCATCCTGTAGACATAACAATTAATGACGATTCTGGCAATGAAATTATAAAATTTGATTTATCAAAATCTAGATTAATATCTGAAAGTTTTAGTTCTGATGTAGGCGGTGCAATAACAGTTAACTTAACTTACAAAAAATATTCCAATAAACGATAATGGCATTTTTAAAATACGAAGATGTTTTAGTAAAAGTAGGCACTAATGAAATATTTGCCGACAGTGCATCTATTAATGTGGAAAGTTCGTTATCAGAATCAAGAAACATATATGGAGAGATAGAAAGATATGCGCCAACAAATGGTTTGAAGGGTCAAATGTCTTTTGAGTATTATATGACAGGCGCACTTCCAACATATCTTGACGTTACAGGAATTAGTGATACCGACACACGCAATGGTACTTTTGGTGGGTTAGCGTTTTCAGACGCCTACACAACATCATTTAGTTTAAATGTTGAACCGTATTCGCCAGTAATGATATCTTCTAATATGGATTTTTATAGTGCATTAACAAGTAGCATATCTTCTAATTTTAGTAATCCAACAAGTTTAAGTAATTGGACAAACAAATACGCACACGGTATTAGATCTTTTGTTGCAGGCGCTCCATCAAATATTAACAACACACTCTCTGTTTCTTATTCTGTATCTGCACAAAGAATTCCAGTATATTTAGCGGGAGAAACAACTCCTACAAGAGTAACAAAACAAGGAGTCGAAGTAAACATGACTATACGTGGAGACAATATAGGAGATGTACTAGCTATCTCTGGAAACCATGCAGAAATAGTTTGTCATATGCTAGATATGAATACTAATACAACTTTAAACAAGTTAAGATGCAGTGGTCAAATTATCAATCAAAATCTTACAGTTTCTGCACAAAATTATTTAAATGGTGTAATATCTGTTAGGCAAGTTTTTCAATAATGAAGGTAGATTTTGACGTATCTGGGTGGAGTCAGACTAGGACTTATGAAAAGTTCGATGTTATATTTTTCTCTGGTGATCCAGTAACAGGTTGTAATCCATTTGAGTCAGGATATTATTATGCAACTGCAGATAATAATGCGACCACAAACGAATCTTTAGCTCCTACTGGATCAAATACCAACTGGACTAGATCTTTCCCCAGCACTCCTTCTTACAATTCTTCTGTGTCATTTAACGCAGAAAATAACAAAAATGTTTTTGGCGATGGATATTATACGTTACTGCCTACTTCTCATAATAATCTAAAAGTAAAATATAATTTAAACTTTCAAGGCCGCACTTCAAAAGAGGCAAAAGCAATTTTACATTTTTTAGGCCATAGATTTGAAGAAGCTTATACTGGCGCAAACTCTGGAACTCTTGGCGCTCATCTAAATGGTCACACCGAGTATCAAAGTGATGTTGTTTTAACAGGATTTAATTTTACACCATTCGCGCCTTATAATCAAAGTGGTAAATATTATTGTGAAGAGTTTGATCATAATCAAGTTTTTACAAACGTACACAGTATTAATGCAATATTTGATAAAAGTGAAGATTCGCTAACTAATTGGAAAAATAAAGAAATTAATCTAGACAACACTTTAGGCTTTTGGGCCGCAGGAGTTACATACAATAAATATGATATAGTTTATTTTAGTGGGCATAATATTTCCAACTTTAGTGGATTTTATTATTATACTGGAACAGAGCCTGGAACCGCAACTACCGCTAACGGCCCAACAGGAAATAGCACTTTATGGACTAATGATACGTTTTATTTTAACCCATCGTCTTTTAGTATTCCTCAAAGGCCACGACTTTTGAAAAGCGAATTAAATAGAAACTATGTTGAAAGATGGAACGATGGAATCAATACGAATTTATTTAATATAAATTTACAATTTGAAGGAAAAAGTGAACACGAAGCAAAAGCAATTAGTCACTTTTTAATTAATAAAAAGGGTTACGAAAGTTTTAAGTTTTCTCCGCCCGAGCCATACAATCAAGCAAACAAAATTTTTGTTTGCCAAAGTTGGTCAGACAATTTTGTGTTTTCAGATAATAGATCTTTATCGGCTAGCTTTGAGGAAATGCCTTTGGATCTAAACAAAACCCCGAGAAACTTTAAAACATATATTTTAGATGACGGCGGCAGAATAATAGCTCCGTATGAAAAACAAATCGGAACAGACGATTCAGTGTTTAAAGTTGATTATGGTATTTTCATGACTGGGTTTAAAAGTGGCACTGGAATGTATTTGTACAATAGCGGCGATCAAAAGATTGTATCGACTTTAAACTTGTCAGGAGAACACGCAAGATCTGGAGTTTATAAATTCAAAGAAAACACAGATAGCAGATTTAAGTTGAATAGCAATGTAAGTGCAATTTTTGAATTAGGTCAAAAAGAAAGTGGCTTTTTTGAAATAGAATTCGCTACCACTGGAAAGTCTGGAGCACAAAATTCGTGGTTTACCAATGACCTGCCAACGGACGGATATTTTTTTTATTTTTCTGGTCACGGCGGAGCAGGTTATACTGGACCGCATGAAAGACCTTCACAGTTAACAATTACTAGTACAGACCAATATAATTTTGCAGATCCAAGTGGCACTTTAAAAATAGATTTAACTGGTAACGCCGAAGCTGTTCCGCCTGGACCTATCGCATCTTTTGACGTTCAACCTAATGATGATGATATTTTATTAACTGGCCAATGGACATACAGCAAACCTTTAACAGCTACAGGTGTGTTGTTACAAGTTTCTGGGGTTGCTAAAAATACCTCATTACCAGCAGGCGAAATTGCAACAGGAGTGTTAATTGATGAACCAACAGGAACAACTGTTTTTAGTTATCCATGTGTTCCTGGTCAAGCACATTATTTTAGAATTAGAACGCAAAATATCGATTTAATCGGTGGAAATGTAAATGGTGGAAATTTAAGAAAAGTTGAGGCAACTGAATTTGTTCACGCAAATGCGACAGTCAGTAAAACATCTTTAAGTGTTAGGGTTGACAAAGAATCAGCAAAAAGTTTTGCAGAATCAAATATTGGGTTCAAAAATGTAAACTTAAAAACAATTGCTCAAAACGAAATAAACAGACTAAACGCCTTAAATTCCAACATTGCAATAGACGTATTTTCTAAAATAGAATTTAAATTTGATGAAGAAATGTATATATTTTCCGCAGATACTAGCTTGCCTGCATTAGATACTGGAGCAAAATTTACAAGTAGCTATGGATCAGGATTAGACCCAGTGCCTATAGAATTGTATATTCCAAAGTCAACACAAATAATTGGCGCAGGTGGAAAAGGTGCAGACGCTTTTTCGATCAGATCTTATGGCGGAACTATTGGCGACAAAAAAGAATGTCCTGTTGCTTTTACTGTTACTTCATCACAAAAGTCAACTTTATCTTCAAAAGAAGTTAGATTTTGTTCACTACCAGAATTGGCTGGAGTTGGCCCAATATCTTTAAGATATTTAAACGAAAAAATGGATGGAAACTATGTTGTTGGCACTGCTCCAAATAATGGAGGTAATGGCGGAACAGCTTTTAAAATTAGTTCTGATTATGCTTCTTCTACCATAAGACTAGAGTGTAGAGGGTTTATTGGAGGCGGAGGAGGTGGAGGAGGCGCTGGAGGAACAAGAGCGTCAAATATTACCGCTATGATAATTCCCAGAGAAATAATTACATTCGACCCTAACACAAAAACACTGTCGGTAAAAGACAGAAAATTTGGGGAATATCTTTTACCGTATAAAAGTAAAATAGAAGATCTTAAGTCTTTCAACTATCTCTCAAAACCGCATCCAGCATTACAAGCTAAAATGGTCCCCGCTACACCCGATAAGGACAACCCTAAAGAAAATAAACACGATCAATTTTATTATGAAATAAGGCCAGGTGGAGGAGGCGGAGGTGGAGCTGGATTCAATTTATCAACGTCTGAAGGAGGAGACGCTGGTATAGTTTCCCCTTCTCCAGCAGAAGGAGGTAAAGGTTGTGCGCAATTTGTTTCAAGACTTAGAGCGTTTAACAGCAGAACGTTTGAAGTTTTAACAAGCTCGAGAAATGGTGAGTCATCACAAATAACCTTTCCCCTAAGTACTGGCGAACAAATAAACAGTTCGCGTGGTGGAAATGGAGCGACATCAATGTTTATTTACGCTCCAATAATGGCAAGAGGCAATTATGGTATGCAAGATCCAAGCGGATTAAAGGTGAGTCTTGCAGACGAGCAAGAATCAAAAAGAAACGCTGGAGGATATGGCGGCTTTGGTGGAGGTTTTGGCCAAGATGGATTTAATGGTGAGCATCCCGTACAAAATTATACAGAAAGGTATATTCCAGAAGCGAGAGAAGACGGAGTTGTTACAAGAGTAGGACAGCCTGAACCAAGAACTTTTGGATTTGGCGGAACTGGCGGCTTATGTATTGACACAAACGGCGCTATATTAGATTTTTATCCTATAGATAATATTCCTTGTAGTGGTCAAGATTTCAGAGATGAGCTTAAAGCCAATAATTCAGAACTATATAGAAACAAAATAGGTTATGGAGCTTATTTAACTCCTAAATTTACAAGCGCAACATCTATAGCGACTGCTTCTGGGCAAAATAAAGTCGTTGGACTAATTTCGGGATTAAAAAGTAATGGAACAGATAAAATTGACTTTACTTCTGTTACGCGAACAACTGCAAATCAGAGTAACGCCGTTAATGGAAGTTATCCCGCGTGGAAAGCTTTTAATCAAGTTATAGACGGAAGTTTTGATGATTATGTTTTAATGGATCAAGGAACTTTTCCATATTATTTAATATATGATTTAGGAGAGGGTAACGCAAAGCAGGCTGAGTGTTATCACATCGCTAGCGCAGGCGCATCTGAATCTCATTATGCTAGCAATACCACTCAGTCTGTTTTTGGTACGGTTTTTGCTCCAACAAGATGGCAATTATACGGTTATAATGGCACTCCAGATGGTCTAAACGGAGATTCTGACATGACACTTTTGCATAGTAAGTATGATCCTAATTTTATGCCGCGCGCAGCGGTCGTGAAAGAAGGTTCATCAGTTTACGATGCAGATTTTACAGACTTAAAAGCAGAGCAAAAAGTTCAAGTTAAAGTAGATGGCACAAAACATAATTCTTATGTTTCAGTACCAGGCGCAATAAGGTATTTTAAAATACCCGAAGAAAATAAAGGATCATATAGATATTACGTTTTAAAGATACTTGACTCAGATGGATCGGGTGGTGGAGTTGGCGATACTACTCAAAAAGTAAAAATAGCTGATTTTGGTTTAAGAGGAAAAAACGAGTCTTTCGCTGGATTTATAAAATTAATTCAATAAAATAAAAAATGGCACAAGAAAGTCAATCAAATCAATATTCTCACATCGACTCGTTCGAAGAAGTTAATACGATTAAATTTAACGAGCAAATACAGTCCTTAGAAGGATCTGTAATAATTGAGCTCTTTGAAATAGACACGGCAAAATATGGCGGTCAGGTTTATAGATTTCATGCTGGAAAAGTTATTCAAGGAGACATTACTTTTGCTAGTCAGACCTATCAAGCTTATTCTTTAGAAGTTGAGGATTTTGAAATTAGAGGTGATGGAGCGCTGCCTAGACCTAAAATTGTATTTGCAAATACTGATGGATTTATTTCTAATATTATAAATGGAAAAGACGATTTTGTTGGATTAAAAGTAAAAAGAATTAGAACGTTTTTAAAGTATTTAGATGAAGTAAATTTCGTTGACAATATTAATCCGTACGGAACTCCAGACGAAACGGTTAAATTTCCTGATGAAAAATATTTTATAAATAAAAAAATAGTTGAAGATAAAAATGTTATAGAGTTTGAGCTGGTTTCTGAGTTAGAGCTTGAAAGTGCAAAACTGCCAGCACGCACTGTTTATGCTAATTACTGTCCGTGGATTTACAGAGGTAATGGTTGTCACTATGGCAACAAAGACGTACATCCAAAATCAACGTGGTTACTGCCTACTGATGAAAACATACTTGGGCAACCTGTGGCAGATGCAGATAATAACAGATTTAGAGGTGAAGTATATGGATTTTCTACAGGTGGAAACGCACCGTGGCAAGGAAATCTTAGCTCACCATTTGCAAATTCTGGTTCGTATGATGCAACTGGTATATATGCTAGCGGTGACTATGTAACAATTCAAAGTACTGAATCTGATGAAATTAAATTATATTTTGTTGCAAAACCCACTGGCAAGATAGCAACAGAATTTCAAAGTGCGGCTCTAACTTTTTTTAATGTTTCAGGCAAAGACCCAAGGTACGACGCAGATAATTGGGTTCAAGACCAATGCTCAAAAAATCTTAGTGGGTGCTTGTTAAGATTTGCGAATACAAATAAAGGTTTGCCATATGGAGGTTTTCCTGGAGTAGAGAGATTTCCTTATGGATAAAAAAATTGAAACCCTTTTAATTACTCACGCTAAAATTGAACCAGAAAAAGAATGTTGCGGATTTATTGTTTTAGATAATTTAAAACAGTTAATAATTATACCTTGCGAAAACATATACGATTATCCAAAAGAGGGATTCAAAATCTCTCCTTATAAGTTTTTACAAGTAAAGAAAAAATATGATATAATTTGTTTATATCATTCTCATCCAGTTGGTGACGCTATATTTTCACAAAAAGATATTAATCAATCTGAAGAACTGTGTATTCCTATTTGTTTGTACGCGTTAGAAACAGATAGTTTTAACATATTTTTTCCTACAAGCTATTCAGTACCACCATTAATTGGACGCGACTATATAGAACATTTTCAAAATTGTTGGAAGTTTGTATATGATTATTATACGTCAATTGGACTTTTGAGTGACTATGATTTTAACTTTTATTTGAGAAGATTAGGTCAATATGAATATCACTCGAGTGTACTAGATAAATTTAAAAATTTTTTTAAAAAAAATGATATACAAAGAATATCTAAAAATTTGGCTCAACCCGACGATCTTTTGGTATTTTCTGCTCAGAACAAGTCTGTATCGCATTTTGCAATAATGTTGGATGACGATCAGTTTATGCAGCATCAAATGGGAACTTTATCTTCAAAAAGAATGCTTGACGATGTTTTTTTAAAAAAAATACATAGTGTATATAGAATAGCAAATAAATAGTGTAATAATACTTAACGGTCTAAGGATGAAAACTATACATTTACATGGAAAAATTGGTAAAATGTTTGGAGAAAAATGGCTACTCGACGTAGATTCTGTAACAGAAGCGTTGCGAGCGATTGATGCAAATGTTGGAGGATTTTTTGACTATTTACTAGATAATCTTCAAGAAAACAAAACTTTTTCTTTTCTTCTGGACAGCGAAGAACATACGATACAATCTAAAGAAGAGTTGATTGTGCCTTTGCCAAAAAAATGCAAAGAATTTCATATAATACCGAATGCAGAAGGAGCTTTAACAGCTTTTGTTACTTCTTTAGTGGTTACTCTTGCAAGTGGATTTATTATGCGCGCTCTTTTTAAGCCGCCGAAACCAGAAGAAGAAAGACAAAGTAAATCATTTTTATTCTCTGGTGGAGAAAATGTTGCACAACAAGGAGCCGCTGTACCTTTGGGCTACGGAAGACTTTTAGTCGGCTCAGTGGTTGCTAGCGCAACAATGGAACATATTGATAGACACAGAGTTGACACAACTAGTGACGTTAGCACTTCACAATCTCATGTTAGGTTTTTTAAGAATTTAGGTAATGTATCTAAATATCAAGAAAATCTAGGAGATACAAAAGTTTATTTAGAGAATACAGATCCAGTAGGAGTATTTTCTCTAGATCAAGACTCTGGCGGAGGAGCAGGAGGATAATTTATGGCTACTAATGTAGGTTTAGGTAAAAAGTTTAATGCTGTATTAGGAATACATGGTGGAACCTATGATTCTTATACTTATCCTTATTATGATTGGAAACTTGACACTGCGATTAGAAAAGAAACACCTTTGGTTAGCAAGGCAAATAAAAAAGATGAAGACCAATACTTTGAATCTGCAAGCTTATCAAAAATAGTTGATTTAATTTGCGAAGGCCCAATAGAGGGTTTTTCTGATAAAGGCGGAAATACTATCAGATTTTTTTCCGCATTACGTTCACAAAATTTACAATATTTAAAATCAATATTTTTAAATGATACTCCCGTATTAAATGAAAGAGATAATACTTTTAATTTTAGAGTTTTTGATGCAGATTTTAGGGAGGGAATAGCTAGACAAGAACCTTTTCCAGATTCTTATAAAAGTCACGGTAAAACTATTTTCTATAATTCTCAGCTTTTTCCCGCTAATAGTGACGTGCCTAAAACAGCTGGACTAAAAGAACTGTCTAAAGTATCAACATATTCTAGAGAGCTGGGTCCTAATGCGTATGAGGGAGATCTTTTTAATGTGGCAATGGGTAAAGATGGAAAATTTGATGACATCTTAAAAGCTGCGGGAGTTGCCATAGAATTACAAGATGCCAAAGGGATAGCGGGTATTGTTAAAGTTTTTCCAGAACAAAAAATTGCACTACATGAACAGTTTAAAAAGTTAGAAAGGCATATGCATCCAGTGGTGCATACAATTACCGACACAAACGTAGACATTGTTTCGGTTGTTATTAATGTCCACGCTTTGAGCAAAACCGTTGTAGGAAAAAGAACTACAAGAAATAAGCCCGCAGAACTTAGTTTTTTAATTTATGTTAACAATGAGGGAGAGCCTTCAATTGAGCAGCCGCCAATACTGGAAGTCACTCCTGAAATGGCAGAAAATGCCGAAGGGGGAGCGTCCGATGGTACAAATTTTGCCATTAACGGTCAAATTTACAATACTGTGCGCGGTTATGTTCCTCATGAGCTAATAGAAAATGACACTGGTGGATATTTTGTCAGAAGAGTAAGAGGCTTTGCAACTAGTGATTATTTATTCGAAACAAAAATTCATTTGCCTCCAAATCCAAAAGGTAAAAAAAGAGTTATAAGAGTTTCAAGGATAGATCCTGATGAAGAGTTCAAGGGCGGAAAAGATTCAGTGATTGTCTCGGCTAGTTTACATTCTATTGTAGAGACAGTATCTTGTAAATTATATTATCCAGATTCGGCAATTATTGGTACTACTATAGACTCTAGGGCATTTGCAAGTGTTCCAGATAGAAAATATTTATTAAAACTTTTGAAAATTAAAGTACCTTCTAATTATCTGCCTGATACTAAAGAATATGTTGGTAACTGGAATGGTAAGTTTAAGTCTAAAGATATTGTCAATACGTCTTCCCTGACTGGAGATTCTCTAACTGGCGTTTCTTTGTCTTCTTACAAATTAAGAGAAGCTAAAACCGTGATTAATCCAGATGGAGCAGTAAAAGTAAACACTTCAGTTAAAAAGTTTGGTAGCGGCGCTATATTTTTCCCAAGCTCGGATACTTTTGGTACAGACGCAGAAACTGGAAAAGTTTTATTAGTTAGAGACAGCTTTTCAACAGTTACCAATCCAACAAGTCGTGGAGATCTTTCAGTTACGCCCGAGGCACCTCTTGGCACTTTTGATGGAGTGAATTTTACTGTTGAGTTTTATGTAAAAGCTAGTGCTACACAAATTCAAAATGTTTATGATTTAAAAGTTGCGAGTAGTGGCGTCGACTCTTCTAGTGGTGTAGAAGGAGTGCCTAAGGTGATAATTGCTTCAGAAGAAAATAGTTCAATTAATTGGGACGGAAATGGAGGCATTCCTGGCCTAGCTGAAATGACCGTAATATCAGATCAAATTCAAAAAGAGTTAGAAAGAGACAGTATTAGTAGTACTTTTGCTAGTTTATTGGGTGGCTCTTGGAGAATTGAGGTAGGAACTAAAAACAGCTCCGATCCAGATGACACTGATTTAGGAAAAGTTAGATTTCGGGCATTTAGTCCTGTTGGTAGCATTCAGTTTCAAACTGTCAATAGCAGCTTGGGAACCACATCCAACCTAGTTCCAGAATTTTCCGATCTTAAACTGCAAAAACAAGCAGACATAACAAGCACCACTAACATTGCCGACGATGCTTGGCATCATATTGCGGTTGTAAGGAACGGAGACAATATGTACATGTTTGTGGACGGAACAAGAGAAGCTTCAATTACTATTGACAAAAGGCCGATTTTCGGTTTTAAATATTTATCTGGAGAAAGCGCAACAAGAGGCGAAATACAAATTGGTGGAACAAAAACACCTTATGTATCAAAAAATAATAAACTTTATGCTATATCGTTTAATGGTTATATGGATGAAATTATAGTTTCTAAAAAAGCAAAATATATAGAGTCATTCAATGCAAAGACGCATCCAAGAGGAGGTGCAGGTGTCAACCCAGATAATTTAAAAGATTTAATAAAAAATGATTTTACAACACAGTTTTATATAAAAGGTGATGACAGAGATAATAATTCTACAGACATATTTGATTTTACCGAGGCAATAGTTGATGAGTCATTTAGGTTTGATGAAGACGCAGAATTTGATTCTGCTGAGTTACAGTGGACTGATAATCCAGCGTGGATATTTTATGATTTAGTTACAAACAAAAGATATGGAATGGGTAAATTTGGTTTAAATGCTGAGTCAATTGATAAATGGAATTTATATGAAATTGCAAAATATTGCGATGAAAAAGTTAAGACTGGCTTGGATCCAAAGTATAAACCTAGAAAATTTACGGTAAGCACTAATCCAAAGCATGGTAGCTCCAGAATACAAATCGAAGGTTTTTTAAATCAAGCGCAATTTGAAAAAGAATTTCCAGAATACTCAACAATAGCACTGTATGATTTGAATGATGAAAAAGAACCCGTTCATAGAAGAATAAAATATTTAAGAAAGTATTCAAGAGAAAAAGCTGGTGGTGCTAGCTCAGCGCTTGTGCAAACAAATGAAAGATATTCCACTTCAAAGCCAAATAAACTAAGAAGCTATCGCGGAAGCGATGAAAATTCTGCAGGTTCAGCAATAATAGAGTTGCATAAATTGATTTCACCAGAAGAGTGTTTACGAATACATCCAGGAATATCTGATTTATTAAGATCAAAAAAACAAAATGTAAACGCTAATTTTTTTGAAAAAAATGCAACAGATACCCAGTTAATATTGCAATTTATGGATGATACTAAAAACAAAAATTCTGTAATTACCCAAAACTTTGATGTTAGACAAAAAATAAATAGTACGTCAACTTCTGGCCTTGCGGCAACAGAATTTTATGGAAACTTTGATATTCTTGAGCCAAGATTTTCTGCTAATCTATATATTACTACTCAAGTGGATGCATATAAAATATTAAATGATGTAGCTTCTATATTTAGAGGCATCACGTATTTTGCAAATGGTAAAGTATTCGCGCATTTTGATAAAAAACGCGACGCAATATTAAATTTTACAAACGCAAACGTTAAAGATGGTAATTTTAGTTATTCTGGCTCATCTAAATCAGATAGATTCACAACATGTATTGTGAGGTATGTTGATAAATATGAAAATTATAAACCTAAAATAGAATATGTTGAAGATCCAGACGGAATCGTTAAATACGGTATTATAGAAAAAGATTTAGTTGCATTTGGCTGCGCTTCTCGATCTCAAGCTCGCAGGCTGGGAAGGTGGTTTTTGTTTTCCGCTCAATATGAAACAGAGACAGTAGAATTTTCTTCTGGTAAAGAGTGCGCTTATTTAAGGCCTGGAGACGTTTTTAAAGTAATAGATAAAACGAGAACTCAAAAAAGATTCGGAGGAAGAGTAGTTGATTTTGTTTCTGGCGAACAGAAAATAAAAGTTGATTTAAATTTGTCAGAAGATTATGTTGGTGAAAGTATTTTCATAACAATAATTCAGGACTTTGAGTTTTCTGATTCTTTAAATAAAAAAGTTGATAGAATTACTGTAACAGACGAAGGCCAAATACAACAAAAAACTGTAAATGATGAAGAAATATCAAATATAAGAAAATCACAAGTAAAAGAGTTTAAAATAAAAAGTATTTCTGTAGATAAGTCCACAGTGCCCCATGAAAACAGAATAGTAGAGCTAGAGGAAGTTGATGGAACTTCTTTAGATGATTTTGGTAAAATTAATATTGGATCTATTTTTATTCTCAATCAAAAAGGTGTAGACGTTAAAATTCAAGAAGATACTTTTAAAGTAATAAACGTAAGGCAAATAGATGATTTAGAATATGAAGTGCAAGGTGTTAAGTACATAGAATCAAAATATGATTTATCTGATAATAAATCTAATACAAAACTTAACATAAATTATACAAAGAGTCCATTAACTTATTCTAGACCAGCAAAACCCATTGGGGTACCAAGAATTTCTATCAGCTCTTTGAAAGGCGGCTTAGAAAGAGAACTCACTGTTTCTTGGGAGCCTGTTTCCACAACGCCAGACAAATATAAAGTTGTCATAACATTGCAAGGGCAAGGATCTGATTCTACTTCTTCTGGCAAGAAAATAGTATTAGAAAAAAATGCTAAAGATGCTAATTCACAAGTGGTGGATACATCAATTAGTGTAAACATAGGCAACTACTCGGGCGAGATAGATGTCGCAATATATTCCATCGACTCCAACGGAAATTTAGATTTAATATACTACTAAAATGCCAATAGAAGCAAATTATTACTTACCGCCAATAGACTACTTTGCCGTAACAGGAAAAAAGTGGGAGATCACTGGCTTTAAGGTGCATACAGAGAGCTCAAAAGCTATATTCTTAGATCATTCTACTGGCCTAGCTCACGAGCTGTTTTCTGGTGCGGTAGAAAATGGATATTATACCACTGGCGCAACAGGCATTTATTCTGCAAGTGGCCAATATGACACAAGAGACCTTTCAATATCTTGGGGAGTAAAAGATCCTTCAACAAACTTGCAAGTTTCTGATTCAGCTTTATTGGGTAGATATTTACAAGGATTCGAAGTTAACTTTTATAATGCAACAGGAAAATTTCATAGTGGAATTAATTTTCAACAAGATGGTAGTATACAAAAAATTGATTTGCTGTCTGGTGGATCGGGATATGTCAATCCTACGGTAGTAATCACAGGCGCAAAAGTTGGTGGAGAATACACTGCTCCATCTGGCACTGGGGCAAACATAAGAGTTCGCAACTTAGGCACTGGGCTTCATAAAAGTGGATCAATACTTTCCATGCCAGAAAGTGGTCTTGGTTATTTGTCGGGAATATTTTATGTTGACATTGTTTCTGGGGGAAGTGGATATACCCAAGACACCGTTTTATTAGTGACTGGCAGCGGCGACTCTGCTCAAGCAGGAAAAGGTGTCGGTTCGGGTGCGATGTTGCAAATTAATGAATTTGGCCTTGGTAGGAGATATGGTTACACAGATTCAACAAATATCACTATACCAAGATTATTAAATCAACAAATATTTGACAGCGAGGGTGAAAGAAAATATCAAATAGAGGTTGTTTCTGTTGATTATTATAGTAATAGGTCTACTGGCAGACTCATGGTAGATTTCCCTGAGCCAAACTTAGGAAATGTTTCTTTGGTTGATTTATCTGATGGTTTATCATTTCAGATAGATCCGCCGTCAAAAACTTTTAGGGGTCAAACTTTTGAAGATATAAGTTTACATGGAGTTTCTGTATATAGAGATGAAACAGAGAATTTTAAAATTAAAAATGATATAGGTGATAGCAATTTAGTAAAAAACCATACTATTCCTGTTTCAGATAATCGTTTAAGCAATTTCAGTGAGATAAAAATTGATCCAGATTTATTTACTCAAGAAGACTCTTTTAAAGGGTATTATTATAAATTTGTTCCATACGATAATTTTGGTAGTGGTGCAGCAGTTTCTTTTGCAACTGGCATAAGGATAGGTGAAAATTTATTAACGCCAGATGTACCCTCTGGTTTTAGGCTTGTTACTGACCCTAGCAAAACTGTTGGAACAAACATTGAAGGTCAAACAGTTACAAACACATATTTAACTTGGAAAAAGGACAGACTCTTTGATGTTAGTCATTATGAAATAGTTTTAGATGATGAAGTTGAAAAAGAGTCAACAGTTTTTACTGTTACGCCTCCAACTGTTTCTGGCATAAATTATATGGTCACTGGGACTGGTGCAAACATAGCTACTAACGATCAGGAAACTCTAACGCCAGTCTCTCCTATAAACTATTCTAGAAATATTTTTGATATTTTTTCTGCTTATGGAAATGGTGGAATACAATGGATAGATCATACCGTATATTTAGATAGTAAATATCTAGATAATTTGTCAACAAGCTTTTCAAATGTACAAAAAATATTTGTTCCCTCAGGTAATACTGCAAGTGGATTTATTTATTTTACTGGTAATGAGGGTTATACCACAACTTATATAGCAGATAACAGATTATTATCTGATTCAGATGGAGCTTTAGTTGCTAAAAATATTAATAATAAAATTGTAACAGAATTTGAGCCTAAATTACAAATTCCTTCAACCAGAGAAGGAGGTCAATATTCTGTTAAGGTTAGATCTTTTAATTTTAATAATTTTGCATCTAATTACAGTGCTAAAAAAGTTTTTACTGCAAGTGGCAATTCTAGCCATTTTACTTTTGTGCCAGGGCAGGCGCAGCTTAGATTAGGCGGAACTGGAGACATTACAGTCAATGGCGATTTTGCAACCACAGTTGGTGGCTCAGGAATAGTTGCGAACGGAAAAGGCATCGTTGTTGTGGGCGGCATGGACAACCGAGCTACTGGTGAAATTGCAGCCTTAGTTGGAGGCTCGGGCAATAGGCTTATAGGTAATGTTGGTGATCCGCAAGAAGGTCATTTTCTTGGAGGTGGCGCGCTAAATACTGGATCTGGGCAATTTACTGCAATGGTTGGCGGTCTTAGAAATAGCGCACAAGCTCACGGGGCGTTTTTAGGAGGAGGTATAAGAAACTATATTCCTCACGATGTTGCTGGTAACGATGCTAGTGTTGGTACCGCTTATTCATTAATTGGTGGAGGACTTGATAATACGGTTAGTGGATTAGCCTCGATAATTGTTGGAGGAAACACAAATAAAATTGGAACAAATGCAGCAATTGGCGAAACAACTGCAACTAGATTTGTTAATGACGGACTTACTGATTCATCTTATTCTATAATAGCTGGCGGAAAAGATAATGAAATATATTCTTCAAATTCTTTTATTGGTGGCGGATTAAACAATATTATTTTTGGCGGATCTTTTGCAGATAAAAGTAACATTCTTGGTGGATCTTTCAATACAATTAGTGGCGTTGCTGATACCGATGGAAGCGCAATATTAGCAGGAATACAAAACAAGCTTATTGATGCTGGCACCGCATTAGCTGGTGGAAGTTATTCATCTGGAACCGCAAACAACACTTTTGCTCTTGGCGTTCATTCTTGGGCTGCACATAAAGGAGCTTTTGTTCTTTCTGATTCTTTAACACCATCCGCAGACACTGACGGAACAGTCGCAAAGAAAAGTCATGGAACAAACACTTTAAATTTATTTTTCGACAGCGGCGTATATGTAAGAAATGGCGACGTATTTATTTCAGGTGATTTAACCGTAAGTGGATCGTCAAATATTGGCGGTGGCGGTGGTGGAGGCGCTGTAACTGCTGTTGCAAATGGTGCTGATAATAGAGTTGCCACTTTTTCATCAAGCACCGCTTTAAACGGTGAAGCTAATTTAACTTTTGACGGAACACGATTCACTGTTGATGGCGATGCTAGCATAACAGGAGAGTTAAGAGTAGCTGAAAATATTGGAATTGGAGCTGCTGTTGCCGATGCTACAAACACAAAATTTCAAATTAAGCAAGATACTGATGACCATTTAGCTTTTAGGCCTGTTTCAACGCTGTTTGGTTCCGTAGGTTTGTTCGGAGGAGGCGGCGCAGGCATGCAAACTTTAAATGATGCTTACAGTGCAACTCAAAACTTTGCGATTCAAGCTTCAAAAATTGCATTAGCCATCGATGGTAATTATGGAGGTTTGATGGTTGATGCTCTTGGAAAAACTCAAATATCTCCAACTCAAAATGTTGCCCCACAGGCAATGCTTGTTGTCAGTGGCGATGCAAGTATAACAGGAGAATTGAGAACGGATGGAAACATTGGTGTGGGTGTTGCACCCGCTCATAAATTAAGCTTGCTTGACACTGCTGTTGGTGGTTTTATAAATCCCCGTAATAGTCAAACCAGGGTCGACATGGGAACTTATACTGATCATGATTTAGCATTATATGCTGGAGAAAATGAACGGGTTCGCATTGATAAAGATGGAAATGTTGGAATAGGAACAACAGATCCAGGTTACAGCTTAGACGTTAATGCGGCAGGTAGTCAAACTATAAGAGTAAAATCCACAAATAATCATGCAGCTGTCAGAATTGATAGGCCATCAGAGAGCTATGATAGTAACTTGATGTTTCAAACAGCTGGAACTACTAAATGGCGATTAGCCCAAGGTGTAGTTGTGGCTGGTGATAATTATTTAAGTATATATGATGACATTAACGATGTTGGCCATACCACTTTTAAGGCTGGCGGAAACGTTGGAATAGGAACGTCAGAACCATCTGGCAGATTGCATGTAAGAGCGGGATCCATGGGGCCTATGGGAGGCGCCACAATTGATTCAAGATATAATCTTGTCGTAGAAGATAATGGAGAAAATTACATAGGTATGTATGCTCCAACTAACTCTTACAATGGAATACGCTTTAATGATCAACTGGGACTGGATGGCTACATTGATTACTATCATGGAACAGCAGGTGATTGTTTAGTTTATAGTGCAGGAAATCACCATAAGTTCCAGATTGGATCGGCAGAAGAGATGCGGCTTACAGCTAATAGCTTGATCATAAACACAGAAAGTCATTTTAACACAGACAATCATGGGGCAATGCTTGTAGTTAGCGGAGATGCTAGTATAACAGGAGAATTAAAAGTAGGTACGGATGCGCAGATTGGTTGTAGCGTCTCAACGTCAAAGTTGGCAGTAAATACTGCCGTAGATGCAACCCTCACGGTTCAATCTCACGACAATAATGCAAATGTGTTTGTCTTAATGACTGACCATGCGAAACAGCTTTTTAACGTGCGCCAAAGTTCTGATGCTGCATTAATAAGAGCTTACAAAACAAACGGAGCTAGTTCGCAAACTCAGACAATTGCACTGGACGCTGATGGGGTATCGTTTATAACAGGAGGTAATTTAGCCGTTGGTACAACAACTAGTGACAATGCTTTGTCGATAGTAATGCCTGCAGCAGATTCTAGTAACTTATTTGATGCAAGCATAAGTGATACAAACGCCGCATTGTCTGTCTTTAAGGCTTTTAATAATGGTAGTGATGATTCTGACGTTGAAATTGGTAAATTTGGGGTCGCTAGAGCAGGGTTTGGCGCATCTACTGATTGGGCGGGCCATTTGAAATTTTATACGCACGGTGGTGTAACCACCCCTTCTTTTGGATCAGAAAGATTTCGTTTGACATGGGATGGTAACGGTAGAGGGTATTTTGGCGT